ATCGCAGATGTTCGAGTATCTACCTACTACACGCAAACAATATAAGGAGAAATCATGGCAACAGTCGTAATTACCGGTCGTGATGTTGGTTTATCTTTCACAGGTGGAACAGATATTCAAGCACAGGCGACAAACGCAGTTCTAACCAAGGTCAATGAGCGTCAGGTTTATCAGACCATGGAGGGCGAGGCTTACAAGACCACAAACATTTCAGGAACATTCCAATTGGATATGTTGGCAGATTGGGGCAAGGCAAACTCAGTTTGTGAGGCTCTATGGACAGCTGCTGAATCAGCACCAGATACAGACATCAGCATGACACTCACAGCTGCATCCGGAGCACAATTTGTGTTTCCAGTAAAGCCAGAGTTTCCAACTGCCGGTGGTTCAGGAATTGATGCTCAGACAGTATCATTCACATTCACAGTATCTAAGGGCGCAGTAACCGAAACCTTTAGTTAAAAAATAAAACGGGAGCAAACAAATGAAGTTACCAATTACAATTGAATATAACTCAGGTGAGCAAGCAACTTACATTGCCCAACCACCTGAGTGGGCGAAATGGGAAAAGCAGACAGGAAACACTATTGGTCAGGCATCCGAGAAGTTGGGTATTTGGGATCTTATGTTTCTTGCTTATCATGCACATAAGCGTGAACTTGCAGGAGATAAGCCCATCAAACCAATGGATATTTGGATGGAAACAGTAGCGGATGTCATCGTTGGTGATGCAAACCCAAAAGCCATAAAGCAGGAAGCCTAAACAGATTATTGGTCGAGTTGGCAATTGCCACAAAGATACCAATGAGTGAATGGGTTGATGCGGATGACATATTAACAGCGATCGAGATATTGGAGGCAAGGAATGGCTAAAGAAACCATTGCATACAATAAAAACGATCTGCGTGATATTTACAAGGCTTTCAAACTTATGGATGACCAAGCAACAGAGGAAGCAAGAACTCAATCTGCTGCTCTGGCTTATTTTGCATCAGAGGAAATTAAACAGGCAGCTCGAACTCGAACAAAGGCTGGCAAGGTTGCGGAAAGAGTCGCAGATGGCGTTAGCATCTCTAAGTCAAGCAAAATTGGTGAGTTCCGGTATGGTTTCGCAAGACAAAAGTTTTCAGGTGGTGCTACTACGCAAACCCTATGGGGTGGCGTTGAGTTTGGTTCAAATAAATTTAAACAGTTCCCTAGTTATTCGGGACGGCAAGGTCGTGGATCTCGAGGATGGTTCATTTATCCAACCCTTCGCAGAATTCAGCCTGAATTGATTAACAAATGGGAACAGGCTTTTAATCGAATTATTAAGGAATGGGTCTAATGGCAACCGGTAACCGCACATTGAAGTTATCAATCCTTGCCGATGTTGATGACTTAAAAAAGAAACTAGGCGAAGCCGACAAAGCGGTTGAAAGTAACTCAAGCAAGATTTCAGAATTTGGCAAAAAGGCTGCTGCTGCATTTGCAGTCGCTGCTGCTGCTGCCGTTGCCTATGGCACTAAATTAGCCATTGATGGGGTCAAGGCTGCAATAGAGGATGAGCAAGCACAGTTAAGGTTGGCTAATGCTTTAAGAGAAGCCACAGGGGCTACTGATGCCCAAATAGCGGCAACTGAGGCAATGATTCTCAAGACATCTTTAGCGACTGGGGTGGCTGATGACCAACTTCGTCCAGCGATGCAGAGATTGGCAGTATCTACAAAATCAACTGAGGAAGCGCAAAAGTTATTAAACCTCGCTTTAGACATCTCCAAAGGTCGTGGCATTGAATTAGAAACTGTTGCAAACGCATTAGGTCGAGCACAGGATGGCAATACCACAGCTCTTGGCAGATTGGGTCTTGGTTTATCCAAAGCAGAATTATCAACCTTATCTTTTACTCAGGTTCAAGAAAGATTATCTGATCTTTATGGTGGAGCAGCAGCTGCTAATGCTGAAACATTCCAAGGTAAGATTGATCGATTAAAAGTTGGATTTGATGAAGCCAAGGAATCGTTAGGCGTTGCATTACTCCCAGCAGTTGAGCAATTTATTGGTTTTTTAAATAATACCGGCATTCCAACATTAAATGCCTTTATTGCAGGATTAACTGGTGATGAAGGCTTGAGTGCAGGACTAGCACAAAGTCAAAAAGGTGCTGAAACATTTGGTAAAGCAATAAGTGCACTTGCTGGCATACTTGCAGGATTCCTAAATTTTATTAGAGAAGTAATTGGTGGATTAACAGAATTAGCAAATCAAGCAATCAGAGTTGTTAATATCATTAAGCCCGGAGGAGATGTCGGATATATTCCAAATGTATCCCCTAGCGCAAGTCAATTAGGAATGCTTGGCGCAGCACCATTGCCAGCAGTTCCGGCAAACACTAGAGAGAGCCGAACACCAACAGTCACCAACATTACAGTTCAAGCGGTAGATTCCGAAGGTGCTGCTAGGGCAGTTGCTAAGGTCATTAATCAGAGTTCATCAAGATCAGTTCCACAGCTGTATAACAGCGGCATCACTAGAGCGAGATAATGTCAGTCTTTACCCCTGAATATAAGTTAAGCATCAATGGTGTGGAATACACCGATGTGGCGATTTCCGATATAGCCCATCAAGCAGGTCGTGAGGATATCTACGCACAACCAACCCCATCTTATATTCAGATCGCATTAGTGGCTTTGAATAACGAAAACTATAATTTCCAAGTTAATGACGGAATAGCCTTACAAGTCAAAGACAGCACCAATGCGTTTAAAACTTTATTTGGTGGCAACATTACAGACATCACAGCCGAGGTTGCATCAGCAAGTAGTATTGCAGAAACTTTCACTTATACGATCATTGCTTTAGGTTCATTGGCTAAACTTCCAAAAGTTATCTATGACGGAACATTGGCTCGAGATGATGATGGCGACCAAATTTATGAATTGCTTGCTGATCTATTCTTAAACAATTGGAATGAAGTGCCAGCAGCTGAAACATGGGCAGGATATGATCCAACAATTACTTGGGCAAATGCTGAAAATGTAGGACTTGGCGAGATCGATCGACCAGGAGTTTATGAAATTACAAACCGAGGTGCGAATCCTGATACTGTGTATAACATTGCAAGCCTCATTGCTGATAGCGCATTTGGTGTCTTGTATGAGGACAATGAAGGTCGCATTGGATATGCCGATGCTGTTCACAGGCAGAATTATCTTGCCAATAATGGATACACCGAGATTTCAGCAAACACAGCCTTTGGAGCAGGATTAAAGGTTTTGACTAGGGGCGCAGATGTCCGCAACGATGTATTCCTAAATTACGGCAACAACTTTGGTTCACAGGTAAGCGCAATTGATTTAGACAGCATTGAGGTATTTGGTTACCGAGGCGAAACGATCAACACAGTCTTGCACGATGCCACCGATGCTCAGTCTGTCGCTAATCGGTTTATATCTTTAAGATCCTATCCAAGAGCTTTATTTGACAGCATTACATTTCCATTGACTAACTCAGCCATTGATGATGTAGACCGAGATGCATTGCTTGGGATCTTTGTGGGTCAGCCAATGCGAATAACAGACTTGCCGGTTCAAATAGCCCCATCAGGACAGTTTGAAGGTTATGTGGAAGGCTGGCGTTGGAGCACTAGATTCAACGAATTATTTTTAACCATAAATTTGAGTCCGATCGAGTTCTCCCAAGTTGCAGTTCAATGGGAACAAGTATCAGCCTCAGAGGCTTGGAACACTCTAAGTGGTACACTTACATGGGAAAATGCGATTGGAGCAGTAGCCTAATATGGCAAACACTACGAACTATAATTGGGAAACACCGGACGACACCGATCTGGTTAAGGATGGCGCAGCTGCTATTCGCACGCTTGGTTCATCTATTGATACAACAACCAAAGCCTTAAATCCTTCGACAACTCTTGGTGATATTGAATATAGATCATCAACAGCAAACACAAACGCAAGACTTGCAATTGGTTCAAATGGTCAGATCTTAGGTGTATCTGCTGGCGTGCCAGCATGGATTAATAACGATCAAGGTGATATTACAGAAGTGCAAGCAGGAACAGGAATTTCTGTTGCATCAGGAACAGGACCAATTCCAGTTGTCACTAATACAGTTGCAACAGC